TTAGGTGGTAAACCATCGCCTAATAAATATCCTTGGTATCCGTTTTTATCCGGCGGAACCATAATTTTATCAACACTAATGCCATCTGAAACATCTATATCACTAGAATCAACAGTAACTAGTTCTGTTTCACCTTTATCGTCCGTTTGTAATGTAAACAAATGACTTGTATTGTAACCGCTTTTTGCCGCATCTGCTTCCGCTTGTTTTACTACAGCATTATTAATTTGCATCTCTTTTTCATAGGTAGATAGTAGATCTCTTAATGTGCTACCTCCAGGTGCATCTTCTTCTGCTGGTAAATCTAATATATCTTTATATTCTTGACTGTCGTAAATTTGTTTAAGTTTTAATCTATACAAATGTGGATACCATGTTTGAGTAAATCCTTCACTTGCACGATTTACATCTTCAACTACATAAAATCTTTTTAACGCAACTGCTAGATCATTTTGTGCGTATTCATCTCGTAAATGCGGTAATTCTATAACATCGCCTGGCATAATTTTACGACCTAATGTTTTAACACTACTTCGTATGTGTATTGTTAACATAAGGGTATCATTTTGTAAAAATAGTCCAAACTGGCTTAGATCAAAGTCTACATCTTGTACGTTGTAGATACCTCGCATTGTGTATACATCCTTATCATATTTCCTATCTCTATTTTCTAGGAATAATAAGTCCTGTATATTAGTATGTTTTACAGCATCATATTTAGGTTGATCTGCTGTAGCAGTATCTTCATCAGCATTTTTAGGACCTAGATACTTGTGAACAAACATATCAGTACCACCAACAGTGAACATTTCAAGTATTTGCTTGTCTAAAAATTCAAAATCATTACCACGTTCTGGTTTATATAAACTAAGTCTCGGCATACAAGTATTTATCGACGATAAATACTATGAGGACAATTCGGAGAATATTAATGGCAGATCTACAAACTCAGAAACAAGAAATATTTGATTATGTGCATACAATGCTGGGTGGAGGAATGATTGATGTAGAGCTTGATCCTATACATTATCAAACAGCATTAGATAAAGCATTTAGCAAATTTAGACAAAGATCTGATAATTCTGTAGAAGAATCCTATGTGTTTTTACCTACTATTATTGATCAAAACGAATATGTTTTACCTAATGAAATTGTCGAAGTCAGAAAAATACATAGACGTTCAATAGGTTCCAGAACAGGCGGGGGAGACGGAGGATCTTTATTTGAACCTTTTAACCTAGCATATACAAATACATATCTTTTAGCAAGTAGTAATATGGGCGGTCTAGCATCATATGAATTATTTTCTGGATACCAAGAAATAGTAGGACGTATGTTTGGTTCATTTATTGAATTTAAATGGAACACAGCAAACAAAAAATTAACACTTTTACAAAGACCTAGAGCTGAAGAAGACCTACTTCTTTTATGCTATAATTATAGACCAAACAGCGAACTAATAACAGATTATCTAGCTAACCAATGGCTCAAAGATTACACACTTGCAACATGTAAATTTATGCTAGGTGAGGCTAGAAGCAAGTTTGCTACTATTGCAGGACCACAAGGCGGAAGCCAGCTTAATGGTGATACATTAAAACAAGAAGCACAAGCTGAAATGGAAAAATTAGAAGCTGATATAGCAACACAAGTTCCTGGTGGTGTAGGCTATAGTTTCTTAATTGGTTAAAAAACACTTGACATTCTGAACAATATCCAGTATACTATAGATACTTAGGAGATCTATATGATTATTGGAATTTGTGGATTAATAGGTAGTGGCAAAGATACAATAGCTGAATATCTAATAAAAGAACACAACTACATAAAATTAAGTTTTGCAGATAAGCTCAAAGATAGCGTAGCAACAATGTTTGATTGGGACCGTGAATTACTAGACGGCAAAACAAAAGAAAGCAGGCAATGGCGTGAATCAATTGACAAATACTGGACTAATGAGACAGGCGAAGAAATAACACCTAGATATGTTTTACAATTATTTGGTACAGAATGTATGCGTGACGGATTTTATGACGGTATTTGGGTAAGTTTGACTAAAAAGAAAATATTAGATAATCCTGATAAAAATTTTGTTATACCAGATGTAAGATTTCCCAATGAAGCAAAAATGATATACGGCATAAATGGACAAGTGTGGCGTGTAAAACGTGGGCAAGATCCAGATTGGTTCAGTGAATATCAATCATTAGGTGTAGAACCTAAAGACGTTCATCCTAGTGAATGGGCATGGGCAAATACAAAGTTTACGTGTATTCTTGAAAATAATAGTACTATAGAGTCGCTTAAAAGTCAGGTACAAGATCACCTTGTTTCCACCGAACACCTTGCTTCTGCATAATACGTTGACAGTTAGCACAAATAGTTTTTAAATTATTAAATCTACAATTATCTAAGGAACCATCAATATGGAAGACATTGAACTGCTCTTTGTGTTTGCTTTTATAGCCACACTTTTCACAATGTGATTTTTTCTCATAACCTGCACGTTTCCATTTTGGAATACCATGTCCTGTGCCTCCATGTTTACAGCATAGCTCACATTTTCTCCTATAAAAAATTTTGTTGTTTTTTTTATAGTTTATAGCCGCAGGCCGCAATCCGCACACACATAAAGGTCTCATATTGTATTTAGCTCCCCTTTATCGCCCCTTTATTTGGGCATCTTTAAGGCGTTTTTGAAATAAATCTTATAAATACATGTAGAATAACTTATTCCAACAGGAGACAAAGAAATGGCATTAACTTCACCAGGCGTACAAGTAAGCGTCATCGACGAGAGTTTTTATACTCCGGCAGAGCCAGGCACAACACCTATGATATTTGTTGTGAGTGCTCAAGATAAAAAGAACGCGGCGGGTACGGGAACAGCAACAGGAACAACTAAAGCAAATGCAGGAAAACCTTTCTTGTTAACATCTCAAAGAGATTTAGCAGATACATTTGGTGATCCAGTATTTGAAACAGACGCAAGCAACAACGCAGTACATGCAGGAGAGCTGAACGAATACGGACTTCAGGCTGCATATTCATATTTAGGAATTAGTAATGCGGCTTTTGTAACAAGAGCAGATGTAGATACTAATCAATTAAAACCAAAAGCGACTGCACCAGCAGCTTATCCAGCAAATGGAACTTATTGGTTTGATACTTCAGTAACAACTTTTGGTCTCCAAGAATGGAACGGAGCCGCAGTTACAGTAACAGGCGGACAAAGTTTTACAAATAGAATTCCAAGTGTAATTACAGATGTAACATTTGTTACAGGTACACAAGAATCACCAGGAGCTCCAAAAACATCTTTTGGAACTATAGGTGACTATGCCGTTGTAGCTATTACAACACTCAATACTATGTGGTATAAAACAGCAGGTAATGCCCCTGGTGTAACACCTGGTACTTGGGTCCAGTTGGGAAGCGAAGATTGGATGAAGAGTTGGCCTACTGTTCAAGGTTCAAAATCAAATCCATCATTTGTAGGTAGCAATACAATTACAATTAATGGCGTGTCAATTTCAGTTGGTTCAGTTGATACAGTAACAACTATTGCGGCAACTATAAACGGATTAACTATTCCAGGAGTACTTGCAGCGGCTGTAAACAGCAAACTAGAAATTTACAGTGATGGTAATTCATCTGGAGCGGCAGATTCAACAACTGGAGGTCCAGTTGTTATTGCTGGAGATAGTGGTACACTAACATTGTTAGGTATTAGTGCTGGAACTTATTATCCACCAGCATTACAAATTTCACCACACACTTCAGTACCAGAATTTAAAACTTCTGATACATACACTCGTCCAACAGGAAGTATTTGGTTTAAAACAACAGAAGCAAATGCAGGAGCAAGATTTAGAGTTAAATCTTTCAATAGTGCAACACTTTTATGGGACACAGTAGAAGCTCCATTATATTCAAGCAATGAAGAAGCTCTTTACAAACTTGATTTAGCAGGCGGCGGAGCAAATTTAGCAGCAGGTGCTTTGTATGTACAAACTAACTGTGCAGGAGATGCACAACCTTTAGGTTCATATAAAATTTATAAAAGAGAAGCTGCGGCTGTAACTGCTGTAAGATCTAGCAAAATTTTAGCGTCTACTATAGGAGCAGGTACAAGAACATTTACAGTAGCTTCAACTGATGCTGGACAACCTTCGTTTAGCACACCAATTACAGTTTCTGTAGTTACAAACGGAACAACTGAAGATGCAGATACTATTGCGGCTGCAATTACAAGTGCAAATATTGAAAATGTAACAGCAGACGTTGATAGTCAAAACAGAATTACTATATCACATTCACAATTTGGTGATATACGTTTTGTAGATACAAGCGGTGTATTAACAGAAGCAGGCTTTACTGCATATGTTAGTTCAACAAGTGGTACACCTAATCTTTATTATGTACCAGGCACAGACGGAACTACAAATCCAAAACAGCTTCAAGCAAGTCAATGGAAACCGTTAGCTTATACTGCAAGTCCAAATGAAGTAACTGCTTTAACAGAAGCAAAAACTTTATGGTACAGTTCAATTGTTGATGAAGTAGATATTATGATTCACAATGGTACTACTTGGGTAGGTTACTTAGACTCAACAAGTCCATACTTTCAAGCATCTGAAGCAGAACAAACAGATCCAGCAGGGCCAATTGTAAGTGCATCTACACCAACATTACAGAGTGATGGCACAGCCTTAAAACATGGTGATATTTGGGTTAGCACAGCTACACTTTCTAGCTATCCGCAAATTTATGTGTTTAATGCAAATAAATTAAATACACCAATAGCAAATAGATGGGAATTACGTGATAGTGCAGATCAAACTACAGAAAATGGAGTTTTATTTGCAGACGCTCGTTATGCTACAGCAGGTTCTTTATCAACAGCAAGTGATATCACAGACTTACTTACAAGTAACTTCTTAGATACAGATGCTCCAGATCCAGCGTTGTATCCAAAAGGAATGTTACTTTACAATCTACGTAGAAGCGGATTTAACGTAAAACGTTTTGAGCGTAATTGGGTAAATGTAAATGCTGACAATTTAAGATTTAATGATGAAGCAATGGAAAATTATTATCCACATCGTTGGGTAACAGAGTCAGGAAACCAAGCAGACGGTTCAGGTAGCTTTGGTGCTAAAGCACAGCGTAAAGTTGTTGTACAAGCATTACAGTCATTAGTAAACGGCAATGAAGACATTAGAGATGATGAATCTAGATTGTTTAACTTAATGGCAACTCCAGGTTATCCAGAATTAATTGGTGAAATGATTAGCTTAAACTATGATAGAGGATTAAGTGCATTTATCGTTGGTGATTCACCGTTCACATTGAAACCTAATGCAACTGATTTAAATAACTGGGCAACTAACCAAGCGTTAGCACCAGAAGATAACGACGACGGTCTTGTGTCAAGAGATGAGTACTTAGGTGTGTTTTATCCAGCAGGATTTTCAAGTGACAACGCAGGTAACAACATTGTTGTTCCACCAAGTCACATGATGCTAAGAACTATTGCACTAAGCGATCAAGTAAGTTTTCCTTGGTTTGCACCAGCAGGTATTAGAAGAGGTGGTATTACAAATGCAACATCAACAGGTTATGTTGATGCCGAAGGCGAGTTTAATGTAGTGTCTTTGAACGAAGGTCAAAGAGATACACTATATGCTCAAAATGTTAATCCAATTACTTTTATTACAGGAGCAGGATTAGTAGCATACGGACAAAAGACTCGTGCAAGAGGTACAAGTGCATTAGATAGAATCAACGTAGCACGTTTGGTTATTTACTTACGTAGCCAATTACAGAAACTTGCTAAGCCTTATATCTTTGAACCTAATGATAAGATTACTAGAGATGAGATCAAAGGAGCAGCAGAGAGCTTACTATTAGAATTAGTAGGACAAAGAGCATTGTATGACTTCTTAGTTGTTTGTGATGAGTCCAACAAT